CATACGCACAAAGATTCCATCTAACATCAGTCAATGGAACTTTCTCTATTGGGGAAACTATTTTTGTCAGTCCAGATATTACTTTAGCAAATGCAGAATCAACCGGTATCATAGCAGCTTATGATTCTGTAAGTGCGAATTTGGATATCAATACAATAGTAGGAGAATTCTCGATAGGAGATATAGCAAGAGGTGCAACTTCAAATGCTAGAGCAACTTTATCATCAACGAACATATATGAACATGCAGAATACTATGCAGACTATGACAATAAACAAATTCATGCAGAAGCTAATTCTATAATTGACTTCTCCGAAAGTAATCCATTTGGTAACATATAATGTCAACATATCACAGAATCATTCGAAAGCTTGTAGTCGGATTTGGAAGTTTGTTTGATAACATAACTTTAACCAGATACAAAGCAGACGGAACAGAAGATAGAAAAATAAAAGTACCAATCATCTATTCTCCAAAAGAGAAGTATGTTGCTCGTCTAGTGGGTGATCCAGATTTAAATAAGAAAGTTCAAATCACACTACCTAGAATGTCCTTTGATTTGATAAGCATGGAGTATGATGCATCAAGAAAACAAATAACTAATTTAAAAACTACAGCAGCATCAGGAAATCCAAACGTAAAGCTTTCACAGTATACTCCCGTACCATATAATTTTGAGTTTTCATTATACATCTATGTCAGAAACATAGAAGATGGTACTCAAATAATTGAACATATATTACCATTTTTTACTCCTGAATATACAATCAAATTAAATCTTATTCCCACAATGGGAGTGACAAAAGAAGTACCAATTAATTTAAACTCAGTAAATTATGACATTGAGTATGAAGGATTACAAGATTCTGATGCTAGAGTAATTATTTGGACTTTAAATTTTACAGCAAAAGCTTTTGTATATGGTGCAGTATCTCAAGGAAAGATAATCAAAGATTCTTATGTGAATATACTGAACTTAGATTCCTCAGTTAATGACGGAAAAGTTACTTTTAATATGAGTCCTGCGGGCTTTGGAATTTATAAAGAAGGTGAAACTGTTTATCAAGGATATTCATTAGATACTGCTAGTGCTACTGGTACAGTATTATACTATAGTAATACCACAGATCAAATGGTAATTACAGATATAAATGGTGGGTTTAAAACGAATACAGAAATCATAGGACTAGATTCTTTTGCAGAGTATACTTTGTTATCTGTCGATGGTGGAAATACAAACAATAAGATGGTAACAATTAATTCTTATACAAATCCAGCAAATGCTACAATCAACTCAGCGTATACTATTGTGACAACCGTGACGGAGTTTAACAGTGACTAAATTTGAAAAAAATATGAGTGAAATTTTTGAAGTAGAGCCAAAACAAATTGCTAGTACAGATATTGTAGTTAAAGAAGAAAGACCTGTTGTTGAAGCTGAGTCTAAACTAGACAATGACTTGGAAAAAGACTATAAGAAGGTACGTCAGAATTACGAAGAAATTATAGAAAAAGGTGTTGATGCTATTGATTCTATTCTTGAGATTGCCAGAGAGTCTGAGCATCCAAGAGCATTTGAAGTTGCAGCCACTATGATTAAGAATGTTGCTGATGCCAACGAGAAGCTTATATTACTTCAAAAGCAAATGCGTGAAATGAACAAGGCGGCAGGTAAAGAAACACAAAGTACCAAAATAGACAAAGCAATCTTTGTTGGTAGCACAGCAGACTTAAACAAAATGTTAAAAGGAAAAGAATGATCCACTTTAAACATTTAAGAGAAGAAATTCAAGAAAGACGAGATCCAAAATCTAAGACACTTCATGCATTTGATATGGATGAAGTGTTGTTTCATCACGATCATTCAAAGCTAAAAGTGCATGTTAAAGATGAAAGTGGTAAAAGAGTGCATTCTCTGACTAACACAGAATATAATGATCACAAATTAAAGCCAGGTCATAGCTATGATTACAGTGAATTCAAATCACACAAAGTATTCAAGAAGTCTGCTCATCCTATTCATAAGATGATTAATAAGCTCAGAGCGATACACAAGAACAATAAGAATGTCGAGATTGTAACTGCTCGTTCAGATATGGACAACAAGCATGGCTTTATGAAAACACTCAAGCATCATGGTATTGATGCTAGACACATTCATGTTCGTAGAGCAGGTAACGTTGGTGCAGCATCACCAGCAGAAGCAAAGCATAAAGTTATTGGTGATTTAGTTAAAAAACACGGCTACAAAAAAGTACACCTATATGATGATTCACATGCCAACTTGAATCATTTTAAGAAACTGAAAGACAAGCATCCAGATGTTGAGTTTCATGCTCATCACGTTGCACATGATCCAGAAACAGGACATGTGAAGATAACTACTACAAAAGCATAAAATGAAATTCAAAGAATTTATTAAAGAATCTGCTGAAGAACACACATCAGAGTGGATGTCAAGCTCTGATTTAGCTAAACATATACCCAAGACTGCACATAAACAAATTCATAAAAGCAAAGAACATGGTATATTAATGAATCATGATCTTGCACATGGTGGCTCTGGACACTTGAAATATAGAATTAAAACAAAAACATATGATAAAACACACAAAATTCAAGATGTTCAAGTAGCATCGGCAAAAAAAGATAAAGATGGGTTTACACATCATGCGTCTTTTGCTTTGTATTCACAAAGTGCCAAACCATATCAGCATGTAAAGACTAATATGGAAAAGAAATTAACTGTGCCATGGCATACACCTTCTGATGAAATTAAAGCAAGATATAACAAATAATGTCTATTAATAAAGATTCGTATCGTGATAATCCTCTGCTCAAAAGAGCCGGGGTAAAAATGGAGTACACACAAGAGCAGATAGAAGAATATATCAAATGCTCTAAAGATCCTATATACTTTGCTGAGAAGTATATTCAAATCGTTAACGTTGATGAAGGTCTGATGCCATTTAGAATGTGGGACTTTCAACGTGAGATGATCAAAACATATCATGAGAATCGTTTCTCTATCACAAAGTGTCCTCGTCAGGTTGGTAAAACTACCACTACAGTCGCATACATACTTTGGCTATCAATTTTTCAAGACACACAAAACATTGCTGTTCTTGCCAACAAAGGACAGTTAGCTAGAGATATTCTTGCAAAGTATCAACTGGCTTATGAAAATCTTCCTATGTGGTTGCAGCAAGGTGTCATCACATGGAACAAAGGTTCAGTAGAACTTGAAAATGGTTCTAAAGTTATTGCTGCTGCTACTTCATCATCAGCAGTTCGTGGTGGATCTTTCAATGTAGTATTCTTAGATGAATTCGCCTTCGTTCCTTCTAACATTGCTCACGAATTCTTTAACTCAGTTTATCCTGTTATCTCATCTGGTAAGTCAACAAAGATTATTATTGTATCTACTCCTAACGGTATGAACTTGTTCTACAAGTTATGGATGGATGCAAAAGAAAAGAGAAACAATTATAAGACATTTGAAATTCACTGGTCGATGGTACCAGGTAGAGATAATGCATGGCGTGAAGAAACTATTCGTAACACATCTGAACGACAGTTCCAACAAGAATTTGAAACTGAGTTCTTAGGTTCTACCAACACTCTGATCTCTGGATCAAAACTACAGCAGTTGGCATATGTTGAACCTGTAGAAAAGAAACGAATAGCCAAAGAAGAAATTTTGGATGTTTATGAACAACCTGTAGTTGGTGATGGTGAAATTACCAAAGATCATGTGTATGCTATCTGCGTAGACGTTGCTGAGGGTAAGAATATGGACATGTCTGCTCTGTCAGTCATAGATATATCAGAAACCCCTTACAGACAGGTTGCAAGGTATTCTAGTGCATTTATATCACCTGTTCTCTTTCCCACTATTATTTACAATGCAGCCAAATACTATAATAATGCCTATGTGTTGATAGAGGTAAATAATACTCCACAAATTGCCGAAATTCTTCATGGTGAAATGGAGTATGAGAACGTACTTAAAGTACAAACTGGTAACAAAAAAGCTCAACAGATTTCAGCAGGATTTGGTAGAGGTGTTCAGCTAGGACTGAAGATGAGTAGCCAAGTCAAACGAATCGGTTGTACAAACCTAAAGACACTTATAGAAACAGACAAACTCATAGTAAAAGACTTTGAGACTATTTCAGAACTCACATCGTTTATTTCTGACGGAACAACATGGAAAGCAGAAGAAGGAAAAACAGACGATGTAGTAATGACTTTGGTTATGTTTGCTTGGATGACAACTCAAAAATATTTTAAAGATGTTGTTAACCACGATTTGAGAAAACAGCTTCAGCTAGAAAAGCTTAGCCAGATGGATGAAGAAACCATTCCAGGTCCTATCATAGACAACGGATTAGATGTTCCGTTCTTAGTAGAAGGTGGAGATGTATGGGTTACGGGAAGTCAAGGCGAAGTTTATGCTGAATATTTCAGAGAAATAATGAGAAACTGATATATTCTAAATAAAGAGTATAGTTTTATATACCTGCCAAATTCATATATAATAAGGAGAAAAAGATGGCAATTCAGTTATCTCCAGGAGTAAGCGTTACCGAAGTTGATTTAACAACTGTCGTTCCTTCGGTATCCACATCAACTGGTGCATTTGTTGGAAATTTCGAATGGGGTCCAGCAAATGTCAGAGTTACAGTAGATAGTGAGAACACTTTGGCTAGTGTTTTCGGTACCCCAAATTCAAATACATACAACTCATTCTTTACCGCAGCAAGCTTCTTAGCATATTCAAATGACCTGCGTGTAGTTCGTGCAATCAATACTGGAACAAAAACTGCTACAGCAAACTCCGCACCTGCGGTTCAGATAGCAAACGAAGAAGTGTATGAGACAACTTATCTGAACAGTAATGTTAACACATATGGTGCTTTTGCAGCAAGATATGCAGGTGCAGCTGGAAATGCAATTCAAGTAGATGTTTATGATAATTCATCATCTGCTACATTTGCAAACACAAACATTACTTCAGGTGGAGTTTCAAGAGCATGGTCAAGTGTTGTTAATGGTGCACCAGGAACTTCTACTTATGTAAGTAACGCTGGTGGAGCTAACGATGAATTCCACATTGTTGTTACAGATAGTTCAGGAGCAATTACTGGAACAAAAGGAAGTGTTCTTGAAGTGTTCCCATATGTTTCAAAAGCAATTGATGCTGTAGATGGAAATAATCAAACAACGTATTGGAAAAATGTTGTTTATACAAACTCCAACTTCATCTATGCTATGGCTCCTGTAGATTATTCAAATACAGCACCTACTTGGGGAGATACAGCAGCAAATACAACATTCGCTAGAACTTCAACAGCTAATACAGCACTACCTCTTGGTGGTGGAGTTACCGCAGCAGTAACAGATGGTAATATCAATACTGGATACGATCTATTCACAAATCCAGATGTTGTTGATGTCTCATTAGTTCTGACTGGAGAGGCTAGTGTTACTGTTCAACAATACGTCATCGACAATGTTGTTACAGCAGCAGGAAGCACAACAGGTCGTTCTGGAGATTCTGTAGCATTTATTTCTCCAAGAAGCACCGACGTTGTTAACCAGTCAGGTAGCGAAACAACTAATATTAGAAATTGGTTAGACACTTTGGGTCGTTCAAGTTCTTATGTTGTTGCTGATTCTGGATGGAAATACATGTACGACAAGTACAATGGTGTGTACCGCTATGTTCCACTGAATGGTGACATTGCAGGACTATGTGCATTTACTGATCAAGTTCGTGACCCATGGTTCTCACCAGCAGGATTTAATCGTGGTACAATCAAGAATGCTGTCAAGCTATCTTGGAATCCAAATCAAACACAAAGAGACATTCTGTATCCTTTAGGAGTTAACCCAGTGGTTACCTTCCCTGGACAAGGAACTGTTCTGTATGGCGATAAGACTCTACAATCTAAGCCTTCAGCATTTGATAGAATCAATGTTCGTCGTCTGTTTATTGTTCTTGAAAAATCAATTTCTAGAGCAGCTAAGTTCTCATTGTTTGAATTTAACGATGACTTTACAAGAGCCCAATTTGTAGCACTTGTTGCTCCATTCCTGCGTGATGTACAAGGTCGTCGTGGTATCTTTGACTTCCGTGTTGTCTGCGACACAACAAACAACACACAACAAGTTATTGATAACAATCAATTTGTTGGAGATATTTACATCAAGCCTGCTCGTTCTATCAACTTTATCAGACTTAACTTTATCGCAGTTGGAACAGGTGTTCAGTTCTCAGAAGTTACTGGTGCTATCTAATAAATAAAAGAACAAGGAGAAAAGAATGGCTTTTAATGTATCAGAGTTCAGAGCAAATATGATTGGGGACGGTGCCCGTCCTAATCTATTTTCTGTGACATTAATCTTTCCAACAATAGCAGCGAATGGTGCCGCAGCAGGATCTAGAGCAACATTTATGGCTAAGTCTGCACAACTGCCTGGTTCTACTGTAGGAACTGTTCCTGTGTTTTACTTTGGTCGTG